ATCTTTGTTCTGTACTTTAATAGGAAATGTAAAACCGGACTTAGATAAATGATCTGATTGATCTATTGCTTCTTTATTTAATCTTCTCCAAGATTTATCCCAGTCAAACATTTTCATTGGATAAGGAGTTGCAATTAGATCTTTATCTTTTTTTATCATAGTAAATATTGTTTCTGGTTGAAAATCTATATCTGAATCTATAAATAATAAGTAATCATATTTTTCTGGAGCATTTATAAATTCACAGGTTAATAAATTTCTACCTTGTTGAACCAATGATGATTTTAATAAACTAAAACTAACTAGTATATTTTTTTTCATACATTCCATTTGAAACTTTAATACAGCTTGACAAAAATGCATGGATACATCACTATGACACGGGGTTGCTACAAATATCTTTGTAGGTTTTTCATTACTTTGTAATTTTATTTCTTTTACGTTCTGATTATTATTAAACCAGATAGGTTCATTGTTATCCATTTTAACTGTTGCTTCCTTTATTGTTTGATAAGTATTTTTATTTTCCCAATTTTTTTGCATTAAGTGCTCCTTCTAAAAATCTTGTCCATGATGTGCCTTTAACTTTCCAATCATAAAATCTATTTACAAATTTCTTTTGAAAATCTAAATGATCCTGGATGCCTGGTGCCTCTAGCGATTCACCTGCTATTTCTATCCCTTGTGCAAATTTTTGTGCTAAAGATTTATAGTTATTAGAATATGGAATATACATTGGGAACTCTGAACAAGTTTCAAATAGAGCTCCATAATTAGTTGTTATACAATATAGACCTGCAGCCATAGCCTCTAACGCTGAGATACAAAATGTCTCTTCCCAAATACTTGGATAAACAAATAACCTATAATCTTTTAAATGTTCTTTAATATATTTATTAGGTTTATAACCAATATAATTTACATTAGGTAGTTGTTTAGCTTGTTTATATAAACTTTGATAAGCTTTATCATTTTGATTATGAAAATCTTTTCCATATATTTCAGTAGATGAATAGACGTCTAAAGTTATTAAAGGATTTTTAACTAATTGCATAGCACCTAACAATACAGATAAACCTCTCCATGGAGTACATTGATGTATAATTTTTATAGGCTTACCTTTTTCATAAGAAGATTTAACTGGATCAATATTTTCAACACCATTTTTTATAACTACACATTTTTCTGTAGGTAAATCAAATGCTTGTGTAAATTTTTCAAAATTCCAATTAGAATTAAATACATACCAATCATATTTATGATGATTAGATTTATCTTTAAACCATGGTGCTAAATTACTTTGATCGTATGAATTTTTTTGCCAAAGAATATTTAACTTTGTAGGATGTAATGGAGTTTTTTCTGGAACGGATGTACAAATTTCAACTTGATTTAATAACTTAGGATCAACGTATTTTCTTAGATATTCAAATTGTAATTCTGTTCCGCCTCTAGGTTTTTGGTTTATCATTTTTTTGGTTCATTACTTTCTGTAAAATGTTCATTCCTTTTGGTGAAACCTCTACTGTTACATCTTTCACAATAGTTGCACCTGTTTGTTCAGTGTCCCACATTTTTCCTGATTTAGTACATCTCCATTTATATGTAGTTGTACAATTTATTTTAGGTATTTCTTTATCCATTCTGTTGTGACCTGTCTATTAAAGCATAACTGACAACACCTGTAATTTCATTTGCTGTGTCCGCTTGCATTTTTATAGCATCTCCTGCTTCTAAATTCAAGGTGTTTTTTAACATATCTACTGTATTTTTATTAAGTATCTCATGTGATATTAGTACATCCGCAACTGCTCCATTTTTTCTAATTAATAAATCGGTATCAACGTTACTAGCAGTGTTATGAACAGCTTGAACTGTTTTTACAATAGCAATAGCTGAAGTGCTTATACTTAGAATTGTTGTTATATTAGTAGTTGTTAAACTAAATACTTCACTTTTATATTGTATAGTCATTAGGATAAAAAATAATTATATGTATCTTGTTCTTCTTTTAAATCGTTTTGGAAAGAAAAATTTAATTCTGTCTTAACAGTATCTATTGATTGAAGAATTTGTCTTTGATTTTCTATCTCATATTCTTCTTGAGGTTCAGGTATATATGCAGTTATTTTAGCCATTATCTTCTTCCATCTGGTTTTATATCTACTCTTAATGTTCCATAACGCCAAGTTTCACCTACAGCATCATTTTCTATTTTAATAGCAAGTAATCTTCCTCTAGCTCTAGTATCTACTTTATCAGTAGAAGATGTAATTGTAAAGGGACCTAAAGGTGAACTAACTGCTGTACCACTTGGGTAATCATTTAATAATAAAGTTACTTTTGAATTACCTGTTAATATTTTAAAATCAGGTATAAATCTTTTCATAGACATAATAAACTCACCATCTCCTCTAAAATCTACTGCACCTGTTGTTTTACCTTGCATACTCATGCTTGCAGTTATATCAAAATCTCCAGATTGTATAAATGCATCAATAGATGTTGTACCACTACTATTAATTTGATCAGTTCCAGTTTCGTGAGCATAATAAATTGAGGCACCATATAAATTAGTAATACCTTGTATTGGAAAATTAGGGGTTGCTGCTATATTATATTCTGTTGCATAAGGTAATTCAAATACCCCTTGATCTGCATATGTAGTTCTTGCAAGAGATCCAGTTGTCCAACAATTTTCACCATAGTTATAAGTTACACATCTATCTATTTGGTCAGAACCATTCTTTGCATAAAACCAATTGATTTCATTATATAAAGTATTATGTTCTGCATAAACTACTTGACTGGCATTATAATTAATTCCTAAATTATCTCCTCCAGTTGTAAAAACAAAATCTTCTACTAAACATGGTATAGCTTTTACAGTACCATCAAATACAAAAAATCCACCTTCACCTGACATCCAAAATACTTTACCATTAGAATAACTAACTGCATTTTGTCCAATACATCCACAGTTTGTACCTACCTGTTTAACACTAAATGTAAAAGGTGGACCTACGAATTGAATTACATAAGCTGCATTATCGGTTAATACAAAAACATAATCTTTACCTTGAGTTGCTGCTGAAATAAAATTACCAGTATCTAATCTAAATGTACCTGCAGTATTGGTTGCAGTAGGTTCATAAACATTTAATTGTTCTTGATTTGCAAATCTTATAAACATTGGATCTTGTGTTGATGCATCTCCAATAGTTGTTTCAGTTCCAAAATGGAAAAGGTGTCTATCTCTATCTGAAACTAATGTAAATCTAGATCTAGTTGGATTGTTGTTTGTTTCAAAACCTGATGTTGTTTGTGAAGCTCTTATATTTCTTGGACTTGATGCACCTGCATTCCATGTAAAAGTTTTACCATTGTGAATAGTTGCAACCAATACTTCTCCAAAATTATCAAGACTCCAGATGCCTGGATCCAGAACCACATCACTAATTGTACGTTCTGTTCCCCATGTAGAGTCTCCCCATACATAAGTTCCCCAACCATAACCTGCTGTTTGAAACGTTGGACCAATAATTATATAGGGATCTATTTGAGCTGAACCTGATCCAGAAGTTGAAGCTGCTGAATTAGTAGGCATAGTAATATTAAATGTATTAGATGTAACACTTGATATTTCAAATGTATTTTCTGTAAAATCTGTTGTTGCATAACCCGATCCCGATGGAACTGTTACACTTGAAAAAGTTATGTATCTTCCTTGAGCTAAACCATGAGAAGTTTTATTAACAGTTACTGTAGGTGAGCCAGATGTCGCATCAAATGTAGCTCCAGTAATACCTGTATCTAACGGAGTAATGTCATAAAAGTCTTCACCATAGTATATAAATAAACCTTGTGTAGTACCTACTACTGAATATTTTTCACCTGCTAAAGAACTCCAAGAATGTTGTGCCCTAGCAACTCCAGGTAAAGTTAGATTTTCTACTGTTAATTGTTCCCAGCCACCTATTTTTTCAGGTAAACCATATCTAAATCTTACGAAGTCACCATCAACCCATTGAGATTCTGCACCTGAGCTTGTAACTTGTTTATTAAAACCGGGTTTAAAGTTAAGTTTTTGTAACATAGAAACGACATTATAATACTATTTTACGAATGATGGTAGCCCTAACATAGGTCTTCCGTCAAATATATTTTTATCAGCAAATGGTCCGTTTACATGGTTATAATGTAAAAATACTTGGCCACATATATCACCTTCAAAAGGTTCTCGCCAATGCTCTAATTCACATCCACTATATACTAGCATATCTCCTACTTCAAGTAATACCTTTGTACCAATTGGTGCACCGGGTTTAACTAGATTTTGTCTTTCATTGATGACATTATTAGCTCCTGTTCCATCTATAAATATTGGCCAAGGATCCCCGCCCAAGTTTATCGTAGTGGATATCTCACAAGAAGGTCTATCTTTATGTCTATGTAAAGTATCTCCTTTTTTATAAGCTCTTGCATAAGAATATGTTGGAATTAAATCTAGTCCTGTTTCTTGTTTCATTTTTGGTAATACTTTAACTAGTAAAGTTTCCATTACAAAATCACCATAACAAGAAAAAGTATTGGGTATCTGTTGATCTGTCCACGTACCTAAAATAGGGGACTGCGAATGTATGTTATTTTTATACATAAATTCAACTGCATCTCGTTTAAGTAAGAAGTAGTTAAATATAAAATTAGCCATATCATAAGATAAAGCGTTCTTGATTACTTGATATCCATTAAACATTATACCATTAGTCCTTTCTGTAAAAAATTAAACGACACCGATATTCTTATATCATCTGATTCATTAGGGTCAACACAATGATTAACCCAAGACGGAAACATAATTAAACGTCCTGCAATAGGTTCAAAATGTACTTCTTTCCATAAATGCTTTGGTTCTTCTTTATTAGTTTTCGTAGGTCTAGACATTAAAGACATTGTTCTTGTATCTTCTATTTTTAAGTGTCCACATTTTTTAGGAGTTTTTACATAATAAACTCCCGACCATAAAGAGTTAGGATGTATGTGAGGTCTGTTAAATCCATCTTTATAATTTATGTTAGCCCACATATTACCTAAGAAAGGTTCACTACCTAAACATTCATCTTTGTATATTTCTTGTTGTGCAATATGTAACTCTTCTATTAAATGTTTATATTCTGGTTTTAAATGCATATCTGTTGGTGAATGCCAGCCATTCATATTTGTTTTTTTAAGACCTGGATCTTTCTTAGACCAATTTACAATTTGTTCTTCTAAATATTTATTGTATTCAGAGTTAGCTATATCTTTAACGTAAACAGGTGTTGCAAAAAAAAGTTCTCTATGTATCATTTGAAAGGCTCTCCTCCAAACCACATTACTAAAGATTTTCTAAGTCCCTTTGTAATAGGCACTACTCTATGATTAATAAAACTTGCAAAGAATACAGCGTGTCCTTGTTTAGGTTTTATAATATTATTAGGTTTTCCTAATTCTAGTCCACCCCCTTCAAATTCAGACTCGTGTGACAGCACAAGGGTCATAGATATTTTTCTAACTGGAGGCTCGTGCTTCATAACTAAATCACAATCCATATGCCAATCATAAAAACCACCTTCAGGATATTCCGTATATTGTGCTTGTTCATTTATTGCCATATCTTGAAATCCAAAATGTCTTCTATTAGTTTTATGCATTACATCTTCTAATTTTTTATACATTGGAATTGAATCCGGTTGATCAAAGGGTATCCAACTAATGTGAGATATTCTAGTTTTAGTATTATATTCTCCTCCTTTTCCCCCACCTACTTGTGCGTTTTGTGGTGGCATAGATCTTCCTAATTTACTAATGATTTCACATTGCTCTGGTGTAAATATAGGTTCTGTGGTTTCCACCATGTAACTTTTCCAATTTGGTTCTGTATGTATCATTATTTAATTGCTCCAACTAAAACTTTCTTTTCTTTAAAAGAAGGTATAGTGTAATGAAATATTTTTCCATCAAATATAATTATTTTTCCTTTTTTAGGACTTACTTTTATATTTAGGGGTTCTTTAAAAATAGTATCTCCATCTGCATCATTTAAATATAATATAAAACTATATTTTTCATCAGGATGATTATGTTCTCTTTGATAACCCCCTTTATTATATTTAATGTAGTGTAACCAAAAAATTCCCGACTGAATATCTTTTATAGGAATTATTTCTTTAATTAATTTATCATTAAATAAAGTAATTATATTATCAGTTTGAAAACCTTTTTCAGTACAAGTTCCTTCTTTTTTTTTACCATCATAGGTATTTATTATTTCTATAATTTCATCTACAAATTTATTATCTAAATAATAAGAAAAATGTATCATTCTGCTCCTCTGTTATTTATAGGGTTATAATCTACATCGCAATTAGCTGCAAGAGTACGTCTAACTTCATCGGTTGAATTAAAAGGATAAACTGTGTGTCTCATATCATAAGGAAATATAAAAAAATCTCTTTCTCTTAAAATAGGTTGATAATCTACGTTTGCAAATTGACCAGATGAATTACCTAATATACTTAATTTTCCATTTTGTGGGCTATCTGCTGCTGAATATTCAACTCCATAATTTTTAGGTAACTTTAAAATCATTACAGAAGATAGACCTGTAAATAAACTACCTTGGTGAACATGCACTGGATTGTACTCATGTTGTTTCATTTCATTAACCCAAATAGAGTTTAAATTAGTTTTATATTCTTTTATTTTATTCCAATTTAAATAATGATGATAAATATCCATAAACCATTGATGGACATTTGTAGGTATTAAGCTATGTCTTTTCATTTTTGATTCATCTTTTCCATCATAAAACAATGAATGTTCTTTTTCTATTTTACCTACAAGTTGTTTATTAGCTGACGCTAAATTATTAAAATTAGCTTCATAAATATAATTAATAGAATTAAAAATATCTACTGGAACTTCATACTTTATTACTGATTGACCTAAAAATATTGCTTTAAAATTTAATATGTCCATATTTTTCTATAATTCTTTGTGGAATTCTTTCAATATAAGGGTTGTATACTTTTCTAACCGGCCCATCAAATAATTTATGCATATTACTACCAACAACTTTATCATCATAAGATAAACCATTAACTTCTACTTGATTTAAATTATCAAACCTATGATTAAAATAAGGTTCATCAATAAATTGATATATTTTTTTAAACTCCTGTTCAGAATTTGTAACCATATCATCGTATTTTACATAGTGACACATACCTGGATAGTTGTATGAATTTTGAATTGCGTCTAGCTCTTTAGCAATAGCTCCATTTTTATTCATTAACATCATTAACTTGTCTAAATCTGTTTCATGACCATATCTATTAGGAAATGCATCAGGGTTTTCTGTGTACCATTGCATATATGAAGCTAGTACATCCATTAGATCTCTAAGTAATACGATACATTTAAAGCCGTGTTTAAAATGTTTTTGCATTAATTTTAAATTAGGCAGGTGTTGTCACGGGACCACGATCAATGATTATACGTTGAGGCCAATGTTTATAATAATTCTCATAAACAGAATCTAATACATTATCTAAAGATTGATGATCGGGAAAATTGTGAAAGACATCTGTATTTTTTAATAGATGTAAATCTTTCATTATCTCTAAAGTAACAGAGTTAGCAGTCGCTGCTATCTCTTTATTTTGATTCATAATACTTGCAAATAAAGTATTACCCGACCTTGGTAATGCTACTAAAAATAGTAGTTTTCTATTCTGGTTTTTTTCCAAAACTTGGTTCTGAAGTAATTGCTTCTTTTCGATTGTGTTCCAGTTCTCCATCTCTTTTTACTCTTTCTATAGTTTTTAATTGACCTAGTACATTGAATACTTCTGCTTGGGATGATCCAGATGTTAGGGTTTTAGATTTATGCTGCATGATTTTATTGTAAGATTCTAATTGATGTTCGTTAACATCTTGATCATTAAAAGAACCATCGTTAAATTCTTTTTTAAGTTTAGACCACATCTTTAATTCTCGCATTCTATCTCTTGCAGTAAGCTCCATATTCGCTTTACCATATCTCTTTTCATCTAAATCAATTTTCCAAAGTTCTTTCTTAAGATCATCTTCTTCTTCTATAATTTTTTTCTCTAGTCTTTTAATTTTAATATCATTTCTTCTATAATCAAAAGACAACGACATTAGGTTTTCTAAAAATACATTCTGTTCTCTAACGCACTGCCAATACTTAGAAGCTTTAGTTGGATATTTCATATCTTGAAGTACGGATATTCTAGCTTCTGTCTCTGTTCTGAAAATTTGTTTCTTAGTCCAAGTATCTCTGAACTCACCTACCATATTTTTAAATGCCTTAACATCTTCTGCAGGTAAAATATTATGAAGATGCTGTTCTTCTTTTTCTATTAACGGTTGGATATTTCTTTTTTCTGTATTCATTTCTTGTATTCTTTTTACATTAATTAATTAAAAAGTAAAGGGTTAAGAACTAGATATTGTAACGGTTGTAGGTCCTGCACCTGTAAATTCTTCTGTTGCTGCTGATTCTGAAAGTTCATTTCCACCAAAACCTAAAGCTGATGTTTGTGTGCCACCTCCTGCTAATAAATCTCTTGCTGTACTCATAGATGTAGTATTTGTCCAAGATGTTCCATCATATTGTTCAGTTACCGCTGTTTCACTAGGGTCATCATTACCCCCAAAAGCTAATGCTGCTGTTTGTATGCCAGCACCTGCTAATTCTCTTCTTGCTGTAGTTAAATTTCCACCCCCAGTCCAAGATGTTCCATTATATTCTTCAGTTGTTGCTCTTATAGGAGGAGAAGCGGGAGTTCCACCACCAAAATTCAAACCTGCTGTTTGTGTTCCAGCTCCTGCTGATTGATATACACTCGTAGCTAAATTCCCACCATTTGTCCAAGATGATCCATCGTATTCTTCGGTCGCTGCTGTAAGTCCAGGACTATATCCACCAAAACCTAAACCTGCAGTTTGAGTTCCAGCGCCTGCCATACCAAATCTTGCTGTATTTAAAGTTCCTCCAGCAGTCCAAGCAGTACCATTGTATTCATTACTAGTATTTGTTGTAGTTGGACTTTCAAGGGGAGCAAGACCACCAAAAGCAAGTCCTGCTGTTTGTGTTCCACATCCCGCAATACGTCTTAATGCTAATGGTAAATTACCTCCACCTGTCCAAGCGGTACCATTATATTCTTCGGTAGCTACATTACCACTTGCACCACCTGGTGCAGTTCTACCACCAAAAGCCAAACCTGCTGTTTGTGTTCCAGCTCCTGCTAAACCTTGTCTTGCCGTACTTAAATTTGAACCTGTAGCCCAAGCTGCTGCTGCAAACTCTTGACCCTTTAAAGTTTGTGATGTTGTATTATACCAAATTTGTCCAAGTACTGGATTAGCTGGATCCGAAGATACCACTTGTATATTTGTTCCGTGAATTTCTTTGTATGTAGCCATAATATTTTAATCTGTTCCTACTGTTAATGTTGCAGGTCCACCACCATCGTATTCTTCTGTTGCAGTTCCTGAAGGTGTACCACCAAAAGCTAGAGCTGCCGATGTAGTTCCAGATCCTCCTGAATAAGATCTTGCTATATTCATAGTTGCAGTTGCTGTCCAAGATGAACCATCATATAGGTTTGCTGTTCCTAAAACTTCGGGTTGTTGTCCACCAAAGGACAAAGCTGCTGTCTGTAAACCAGCACCTGTATTTGCTTGTTTTCCTACTGGTAAAGCTCCACCAGCTGTCCAAGAAGTACCATTATATTCTTCAACATATGGATCCCCTGCGCCAGCAATTGCAAGTCCTGCTGTTTGAGTTCCTGCTCCTCCTAAAGAATATCTTCCATTTGTTAAAGCTCCACCACCTGTCCAGGCAGTTCCATTATATTCTTCTGTTGCAGTTTGAACAGGTAATCCACCAAAAGCAAGTCCTGCTGTTTGAGTTCCACAACCTGCTAATACTCTTCTTGCAGTTCCTAAATTTCCTCCTGTTGTCCAAGAAGAACCATTATATTCTTCTGTTGCATTAGAATCGGATGTTATAGGAGGTTGATATCCACCCATAGCAAGTGCTGCTGTTTGAGTTCCACATCCTGTTAAACCATATCTTGCTATTGCTAAACTTCCTCCTGCTGTCCAAGCAGAACCATTGTATTCTTCTGTTGCTGTTGTGACAGGTTCTCCGCCAAATCCTAAAGCTGCTGTTTGGGTTCCAGCTCCTCCTAATTGTTGTCTATCTGTTCCTAAAGCCCCACCCGTAGCCCAAGCTGCTGATTGAACACCAAAATATTTTACAGTCGCTGAAGTACTGTTATACCACACCTCTCCTTCAAAAGGAGATGGTGGATCAGAGCTTAAGCTCTGAACTTTAATTCCGTTAATTTCTTTGTACGTAGACATTTAAATTTTTATTCCTCTAATATTATATCAGCGGGTCTTGTACTGTTAGCTTTTTGTTCATCGGATTTGGCATCCCATGAAGTTTGTGCTGCAGTGACCTCAACGTCAACAATTGCTTGTGCCTCAACTAATGTTTTAACAGTTCCTAGCACTTTATTAATCCAAAGATTTGCATCTTTGTTATGTGCAGGTACTCTCCAAACATTACCAGGTAAACCGGAAAATGCAATTTTTCTAGATTCCTTATGTTCAATGAATCCTTTGCCCCAGTTTTCTGCTACGCAGTATTGATGTGTTTTTGCCATAGTTTACTCCTTCGTTAATTAAGTTGTTGTTATTGTTTTTGTTGCAGGATTTAATCCATTATATTCTAAAGTAGAGATACCAGGTTGACCCCCTGCAGCAAATGCAGATGCTTGAGTTCCCCCTGATGCAAATCTATCTTTTGAAGAAGGCATATTTGTACTAGCTGTCCAAGATGATCCATCATATACTTCTGTAGCAACTATACTAGG